CTGACTCTTAAATTTTTTTTTTTTTGCAGAGAAGACCTCGCCCCATATGTTACCATACGGAACTATTGTATACACTGAAAAAAGGTAGTTAAAAAACTTCTAAAAGAACGTAGAATAAAAAACCAAATTTTGCCATATATACAGGCGAGGCAGTCTGACTCTTAAAATTGCCACCTAGCTAAAAAGCCTCGAGACGAATCTCGAGGTAAAATACCAAGTAACTTTTATAAAAAGTCGAGAAATGTCTCCTACATGCGCTAACATGTGACGTGCGGGTCGCCCACACGGTTATATTCGTACCTATGTTTCCATAGTTGCATGAATATTGTCGGATTCTAGATACAACACTCGATCGAATCCTTACAAGGTCGAGTGAATTTTTATGAATTATATTATAGTTGTAATTAATTATTGGAATTTTCATCTAATGTATATTTCCAATAGCGTGGAACTCCAGTAAAAAAGAACAGAGTCCAATCCTCAGCCACAGCGTCAAACTGTTGATAAGGATTATTACGTATAGTGGTGTCATCTCCTTCTATTGATTGGGACATGACAGTATGTGAATTACAATCAAGGAATTGAGCTGTTGTAACTCTAGGAGAAGCGAAGCGTTTATTCATATAAAACGGTAGTTCGACTTCTAAAGTATTGTTGACATAGGTATTAGTAGCAGCCAGACCATTACCAGAATAGGGTGCTGCCCATCTTGACAACTTCTTTTGAATAAAAGAAGGAGGTGCTTGAAGTGGGTATTCATGAAAATTAATTGTACCATTGGTACCAATAATCTGGCCTCTTCGTTGCACCGTCGGAATAGTGGGGGTACTAGAGCACATAAACATATATTTCTTTCGATATCCACCGCGTACACCTGCATATTGCGGTGCAAACCATGATGAAAAAGCAGTAGGTCCTATTGTCAACTTACCGGAGAGCACACCAGGGTCCAACCCTGCTGAATCACTACCAGTATAATACGGCATATCTTTATTCGTGAGTTCATCCCAACGCGCTGATGCAGGTGTTTCGACTGGTGGAGGCCACCAAAATCGAGTGTATGTATATCTCTTGCAAAGCTCACGAATAGAACTTGGTGGATCACCGAAGAAAACATTATAAGTAGGATCATCTTGATCAGATTTACTCCCAATCGTTGTTAGTTCAGATGGCGCAGTAGGCTTGTCAGATACTGTGGTGGCACCTGTTTCCACATTTGGTTCGGAACTTTGAGAACAATAAATGTCTTCGGAACTCTTAGCCGTAGGTCCTGGGTCCCCATTATTGAAAAGATGGTAATCAATAAGATGTTCATTATTAGGGACAGCCAATTTGTAATCATCACAGGCTGATACAAATACATTAACTGAAATTGGTGCATCAATGCTTGGACAAACTAAATCATTCAATACAGCCAATTCCAACATTCCATTACACTTATCATCTGGAAGCAATCTCTGTACTGCAGAGAAATTAGAGCCAGTATCAAATGGTAGACCGCATGGCAAAAAGGGTAAGGCCTGACCCCAGCCGACGACGATCTCAAAATCATCTGTTTCAGCAATATCTATGACACGAGAATAATTCGTGTTATAATTGATAGTGCTAGTATGAGCATTTGGATCCCATCTAACCAGGATTCGACCTTTGTGAAAATCACTTTTTACGATTTGAAATCGAAATTTTAGTGAACCCTGCCAATAGCTGAAGACTGTAGACATGTGAGCCAAAGGAGTCATATGGATTTCACTATTGACGTTATCCAATTGCATAGGGCACACACGCGTATTCCAAAGTAATGTATCTGCTGATAGGTTAGGTGCCCAATCAAATTGTGTCAAATATGATTCTCTCTTACAATAATCGAGAATTCCCATCTCATCAGTTCCATCTAATCCCACAGTCCTAGAATCAACTGTCAATTCAGCTTTACTGTCCATAGTCAATTTGACGGCAGCATCTGCAGCATCTGTGTTAGCTAAATTTCCTGCAGGGGAAGGTTTCGTCAACACTACATCTGAAACTATGTTTGGTCGGGAATAACCAAATAATGAAGCAATGCGACCAGATGCATTGGCTCCTATTTGAGTGGCTGTCATATATGGGCCAATGACTGGTAAATGGGTCAAAGCTCCCGCAGCCTTTGCTACTGCAGTCGCGGGCTTAGAAATAATGCCTTGTCCATATTCATCTTTAACATTTATAGTGCTTGCTTCATCTGAGGAAGAGCGACGTCCACCACGACGACCACTCTGAGATGTCAAAACTGGAGGGTCAGAACTAGTTGGTGTAGTAAGGACTATATCTTCGGCCCAAACATAAGTAGTAATAGTAATTGGATCATCACCACCATTTGCATGGAGCAAGTTACCAAAAGATGAGATGACAATCTCACCCATATCAGACCAATCTGCGTCCGAAATACTCATGTAATTCTTCGGGAAGAAGAAAGGTAAATCCAATTGCCCTCCTGTGTTCTTAGTTGGATTAAGAAATATATGTGGTTTCTGAGAGGCTTGAATCAAATCCTGAGATATAAAATTTCTGGTTGTAGTTACAAAATCACCTCCATTGTAAGGATTATATGCAGCTAAAGCTCGACCATAATGAAATTTAGTACCAGAAATGACAAATTTAACATGTAATTTCATGCGGAGTAATTCATAATTTTTGATCTTATCTCTGACAAACGCATTTTCACAAAAAGATGCCCAAGGGTTAAATTTATAGTAAAATGGTGTACCGACTGTCCACGTTTGTGCTGATTGCCTAATAGGGCGTTCCAAGAAATTTCCTAGTGCACTATTTCCATTGTTTGCTAAATCCATTGTTAAATCATAACCACCAACTTTAGTAGTAGTCCATCCAGCATCCTGATCTGCAAAAGCAGTAATTTGTTGGTTGGATACTGCAGTCATCTCTTCTTCTCTCAATCCAGGTGAGGGTTGGGAATCTGATACCACTCCAGATTGAGAGTAATACATTTTTGCTTCCAAAAAATGAATACGCTTTTCTAGCTGACATACATGTCGATACTTCTTATCTAATTTTTGTCTTAAAATTTTATTTCGTTCTAGTAATGAATTTTTGTATTTATTAGTATTGTTATTTAATATGAGGTTGTCTTCCTCTTCTTTAATTGTATGAATTGTAATAGTAATGTAATTTATGAATATTATGTGCGACACATTAATCGACAACATAACAGTGCTATTTTGATGGAAGTCACTCCTCCGCTAAATAACGGAAATTATTGACTATTTGTGTAGCTGTCCATGGGTAGAAGGTAATGCAGAACCTCCCACGCATGCGTTATACAAACACAAACAACTATTTTTAGCTTATCCAACGTATAATTACGGTGGCCCAAGGTATAAAGCCCCCAGGGCGGGCTATGAATTCGACCTAAAGGTCGAACTTTTGGCGATACCAAATGACACGATCATCATAATCCATGATCGGTCCTACATAACCCTGAATTCCAGCATCATGTGCGACTTGTTCCAACTGAACAACTCGTTTGGTGTACACCTCGCGGCCAAATTCGAAATATTTTAATGCTACATTTTGAATAGCCTCAGCACTTGATTGTTCCATAGTTAAAATTTTAGATTTCAAATGCGTATGCAACATCTTAGCGATCGAATCCTCCTCAACAGGAGATCTATATAACTCTAGTTCATCATCCCAAACAGCATAATGCTTCAAAAATGAAGCTTCTTGCAAATTGATGAAAGGTATAGATGCAGCCTCCTTATCGGCCATGGTATATTTAATACTCACCTTAGCCAACTGTGCAGCGATAGCAGTGTGATTGAAATCATCATATCCTTTTGCCACAGTCATGATATTATCATCTCCATATGTCATTGCTGAAACTTTCGAAGTAAACAGCGGAACTTTCCACCATCCTTTCTCTCTTGCGATAGCATACCAGCAATAACGCAAGTAAAGAGAATTAACAAAACTATTAATAACAACTGTTAATGGATGCCCTGATGGATTCGAACCCATAAATTGAACTAAAGTTCCAAAATAATCATAAGTAGGATATGAAATTTCTGTCGCAATCCCACGCATAATAATGAGATCATCTCGATCATAATTTCCACTTCTCTCTGCTAACTTGATCAAAAGCTTAAAAGCAGCTAACATAAATTGGGGACTCATACGTCCATCAAATTTGGCATAGTCGCCAGCAATAGCTCGATCCCACCCATGCTTTCCAATGTGCTCAAATAACTCCGTCCATTCAGGTGATTGGACAACAGTTCCAACTGCGCACTCAGTAGCTATCTTATTTCGCTGCACCAAAGCTGCCAGAGTGAGAAAATACTTACGCACAAGCATAACAAAAGGCATATTTGCAGCAGCAAATACCCGAACTTTATCTGCTGTCAATTTAGTGGGTGTATCTTTCAATGATGATTTGAAAATAGAATTAATGGACTCTCCTGCCAAAAGTCTAGCCTCCATTGAACTTATCTGTTTGAGTATCATGGGATCAATATTTCGAGGACAAGCAATACCCTCAACAATTCGATCTGATTTACTTACGAATTGTGTCTTAGGTCCTAATCCAGGGAAACCAATATTAGTGGAAAAATTCATAGCATTAATTCCCAAGACCCCATCAAGACCAGCAAGATTCACGTCATCACTAATCTTTCCAACCTTAATGAATTCCGTATCAGGAATTGTCATAAGGCAAAGACCATAATCTGTAACAGCCTTATTTAACAATTCGGAATCAAATTCAGTTGCGGTATCGACCTTCCCGGCAAGATCGACTTCCTTATGTCGTTGAGCGCTCATCTCCTTAGGCGGTCCATGCTTCTTCTCAATTTCCATAATGCTAGTAACAGCGGATGAGATAACAGAAGTAACTACTGAACTTTTAGGAGTTGAACGTGATGATCCATTATGTCCCCCGTGCACACGAATTTTGGAATCCAATCCCAAATTATTCGTAATGCATTTTATATGAGGTGCAGTTAATGGTCCAAACTCAATATCCATACTCTTTGTCTCTATAGGAGTAGCTGAATGAGAAATCAACACACAGGGTCGCTCATCGAGTTTAGAAATAGCATCCAACAAAGCCGCTCTAGTGAGTACACCTGCTGCTCCATTATGGCCTCTACCAGCTAAATGGTGTCCGGCGATGAAAGGCATGCCATTAACTAGTCCAACTAGAGTTGCCATACATAATCCACCAAAAGTGTCCTCGGGGAATCTATATTTATAGCCTTGAAAGACACCTCCTTGAGTCGTAACAATTCTACCGCGAGTAGCCATCATATTTGAAAATTTAACCAATCGTCCTTCATTATTATATATGGTAAAAACTTCAACTTTCTTACCCTCATCTATATCTTTTGGGTAATAATCAATTATATCACGGTGTAATCCAGCTCCCGGACAATACCAAACAGCAAAATCAGTTCCAGGAACACGTATAGCCACTTTATTATCTAAAGGCATTTTCTTGAACGTATGCCCGCCAATTTTAGTCAGCGTCACATACTCAGTCTTTGATGTAACCATGTGATTTGGAAGTAGAAGAACATTACTCTTAAGTGGTATGACATTACAAAATATTCCGGATTCTTTCTCCACAACCATCAATTTATTTCCAATTAGATTTGTAAAATTTTCTGCAGTAATTGTACGTGATTTCTCACTAACTCCTGCATCACCAAAACGATAATTGCGTTCACGAGCGTGCACATCCCAAAATTCAGTTTCATTTTGCCAAGATTTAGCATCTGGTTCTAAAGTAATAGGTAATGCCGATTGCGCCGTAGGTAATGCTTTCCA